AATCTGTCCGCCCCATGCTCCCAGATAACCGGCAGTATCTCCAAGTAGTGAAAACGCGCTTGTAATTCTGGGAATTTTTGATGCGATTGCAGAACCGATTTTGCCGACTGCCCCACCAATTTTTCCCGGAACACTGGAAACGACCTTGCCGATTTTTCCGACAGTAGCTGACAATTTCGGAGTCAATACCTGAAACGGTCCCGTAACTGCACTGCCGATCCCTTTCAGGCTACCTGTAAAATCTTTCCGGAAATTCACAGCCGATTTTGTTACACTTTTGAATCCCTTCGGAAGCTTTCCAAGCTCAGACAAAACACCCGTTGTAATTCCGCTGAATCCTTCAACGGCTGACTGTACATTACCGATCTGTGATCCGAATAATGAGATCGCCGGTCCAGCTCCTGCAAGCACTGCTGCAGTCTTGCCAAGATTCATGAGCTCATCCGTGCTCATGTTCTTTAACTTATCTGCTAATTTTCCGACACTATCTGTAAGTCCCTTTAATTGCGGAACCGCTTCACCGATTTTTCCGGATAAGGATTCCGCCACATCCATTCCGGTCTTTCCCAGACGCGGGATCATTTGACCAAGATTATTTAAGATATTCTTTGCCGCTGTCCAGAATGTGTCAACCAGGTCGTTCGCACTGATTACACCGGCTTCAAAATTTTCCCAGGCGGCTTTAGCAGAATTAACAGAACCTTCTATCGTTGTAGAGGCTTCTTTTGCGGAAGTTCCTGTGATTCCGAGATTTTGCTGGACTTTGTGAATTGCCTGAATCATCTGGTCAAACGTTACATTATCCAGATCTTCTATTTTTTCATTTAAGATACCGGAATCATTGATCAATCGGATCATTTCCGACTGTGTACCGCCGTAACCTAATTTAAGGTTATCCAGCATTGTGTAATTCTGCTTTGCAAAGCCCTGATAGGCATTCTGGATATCCTGCATATTCGTACCCATCTTATTGGCATTGTCTGCCATATCAATGATCGCCATATCTGCTATCTCTGCAGCCTTTGCAGTATCTCCGCCTAAGCCCTGTAGTAATGATGCTGAAAAGCTTGTAACCGTTGACATGTAATCATTAGCAGAAAGCTGTGCTGTTTTGAACGCATTGTTTGCGTTCCTGATCACTGTCTTGGCACTATCTTTAAATAGTGTCTCTACACCACCGACCTGCTGCTCCATATTGGCGACTACACCAAGGGAAGACTTTACAATCGCCGCTGCTCCAGCTCCTACAGCTGCAACAACTCCGGTCATTGCCTTGCTGACTACAGATAAGCCACTTTTTCCAAGACTTCCAAGCTTATTTATGCCTTCATTGAACCCACTCTCATTGATTTTGGTATCAAAATTCAAATATCCATCTGCCATACTATCATCCTTTCTGATAGCACGGCTCAGAGGCTCACAAGTGCTTAATTCTTAATTTTTATCTCCACCTCCCGTCGGCATTTGCGGCATTTCACATACAGTCCGCTGCACACTGCAGTATCTGTGTAAACAAGCAGATGCTGACCGCAGTACGGACACGGATACCACTCACGCCGTGTCGGTATTTTAATTTCCATCATGAGAACATATCTCCAATCTCATAATCATCAAGCTTTCGCTGTTTCTTTTTCAGCGCAACTGCTCTCTGAATCTTCTTGATCCGTTTGCGTTCGTCCTTATCCCGGATTGTTCCAGGATCAATCGAACGATACATAATCCGTTGTTTAATCTCTGTACTATCCGGCAACCAGTCAAACAAGCTCCGGAACTCCCACCAGTGCATATAATCGATCTGCTGCAGGTCGATTCCATATGCCTCCCGGAACGCTGCATAAATACAGCCGGCATCTTCCGAAAAAGAAAATACCGGCTTCCCACTTTTCTGCTGCTCTTCCTCTTCATCTTCCAGATCATCCTGGTACATCCTTTTGCACATCAGGAAATCTCCGAGTGCATAAATCGCAGCTTCAATATCTTCCGGAACCTGATCCAGATACCACTGCAACAGAAGTCCACATTTGATCCGCCACGGAACCGAGTCGTCTTCAACCAGCTCCGTAAAACGGATCCATTCACGGAAATCTGTCACGATCGGGTAGTACTCCCCGTTCACCTTGACTTCTTCCGGAAACTGCTCATATAAAATATTCATGCTCTGCTACCTTCCGGTATTGGAATATTTTCCTTTACCATACTGTTTCTGGTAGTTTCTTCTCTGCTGACGGTTTCCATTTGGCTGTGGCTGCGGATGCGGGAACTGCTGCGTTGTATTTTGATTTGGTACATACTTATCATATTTATCGTCCAGTTTCTTTGCTTCTGCTGTTTCAAAGTCTAACAATGATTCAGCCGCTTCGTTACACAGCTTGATGCTGTTCTTTCCGCAAAGGATCCGCTCCCCTGCTCCCTCGCCAAACAGGGTATCGAAGAACACATAAAAACACGCGCACTGCGCGCGGATGATATCACTATTCTTTCCAACTACCGGAACATTCTGCTCCGCTTCATGCATTGCTGTTTTCGCTTCATCGATTGCATCTAAAAAATCCGCATCCGTGAAATCCACTTCTGCTTCAAAATTTCCAAATTTCCAAAGGCTCATAGGCTCACTCTCCCATTTCTTCTTTATTCTCCGCCAGCAGTGAATGTACAGGTCTTCCATCCGTCTGTGGTGGTTGCAGTACCCTTTGTGATTTCTCCGGCCGCTTTAAAGCTGCCTTTGTAAATCAGGGCATCCGTACCGTCCCCTTCTGTGTCCGGAATTACACTCCATGTTCTCTTTCGTGCGGTACAAGTTGTTTCCGATGTCTTCTGTTCAAACAGATCTACCACCACAATATCAACCTGCGCTTCTGTTCCGAGAATCTCATCATCGGTAATTGCTGCAATCTTTTCATGTACCGGATCATTGGTATACCGGTCAAATTCGTAATCGATCGCCGGTGCGTAACCAACTACGTCCGATCTTTCAGATGCTTCATCCACATACTGCCGGCTGTACTCTGTCGAGTTCTTTCCATCCGACAGCGATGTAAATCCCGTCATTCTGGTAAATGTTTTTCCTGATCCGTCAGCATCCATAAAAGCCACTCTCTTATGCCTGCCAACTAACATTTTTTCACTTGCCATTTCTTCACACTCCTTACTTATAAATCAATCTGCATATCATCTGATACCGTCCCAGATCGGCCTCTGTACTAAATAAATAGCCGGACTGCAGCACTTCTACCCTGATAGCATCGTGCCCGTCCAGCTCTGGAACAATATCATTCAGGTTATTCTGTTCTGTCCACTCTTCAAAGTTCTGATAAAAACCACTGTTGGCAATACCGGTTCTGGCGTCCCCATCATAGGCTTCCTTACTTGTCAGAGCGAACTGGAACTGCTTCAGACAGCTCCCGTCCACATATCTCTTGTAAATGGGATCTGCCCCAATCGGATCAATGGAATATTCCATTCCATTACCTAAACGATCAATATTGATTTTCCAATTATTGATATCCGGATACATTCTCACGTACTCACGAATACTCTCAATAATCGTTTTCTTCTTATTCTCCGGCAAGTTTCTCAGCTCCTTCCCTGATGGCATCTTTGTGGCTTGCCTTCATTGTCTCAAACCATCTCGCCTTGGTTTTATGCTCGTAATACTGCCGGCGGGCATATGGGGCAAGATATTCAATAGAACCGGAACCAACCACCGTACCAAGCGTCCCGGACTTAATCAACATCCCGGTTCTCCTTGGTGTCAGCGGATTCATGTAGCGCAGACACTCGGAATCCACAAATGCCTGCGCACTTGAAAATCCCTCCGCTTTTTTCTGTGCGAATCCCGGAGCCCATTCCAGCCGTGCCGTGGTAGAACCATTCTTACCAGTCACTGTAAATACGCTGCCTCTCGGAGTTGTGATTCGGAAGTCCTTCTTTCCTGCCATCTTACTCGCCTCCGATCCGCCAGTGCGGAGTCGTGCCGAACCGATTATCAGACCAACTCGTCACCTTGCAGTGTTTCTGGAACACGGCTTTCAGATCTGCCGGTCTTTCAATCTCGATCTGGCACTCTCCCAGAACAATCTGGTCATCGTTCTGAATGGTCCAGTATCCATAACCGCCACAGCAGGCGAACTGATCCGGCGGAAGATACTGCCCTGCTTCCGGAATATCCGCGGGAATCCGGATTTTGTAAACCTCCGCACTTTTCAGTCCGTTATCCGTAACTGCAGTCTTATGGTCCACATGGACGTGGACACCATGCAAAACGGTTCGGATCCAGGTATCGTAATGTGTGGAATCACCGCTTATTCTGTTATAAATTGTAATATCACTATTCGTAATCATCATCCACCACCAGATCCATAAGTCCTGTATTTACCAGATATACTTCTGCAATCCTGTACAGCATCGAATCTACTGATCGGCTTACATCAAACGATACTGAATACCCGTCGTTGTTCTCAGATGTTATTCCATCTCGCTGATCATACTTATATGCACAATCACACATCTCACAAAGTGCTGTCTTTGCCTTTGCCGGCCAAGCACCTTCTTCCATTCGGTCAAATGTATATCGGTTCAACCTGGCACTCATTTTTACTTCGACAGATTTCCAGTGGCTCTCTGGAATCAAAGAGCCGCCAAAAGAATCCTTGTAATACTCATATGTTACATTCACCTAATCACATCCTACTCTGCTACAGTATGAACATAAATGCCATCCTTTTTGTTGTCTTTACATTCTGCAATACCAACCGTTCTGTATCCGAATTTCCATCCATCTGCAGTCTGGTTCTGATCCGGAGAAATAACCTTAGATACAGTATGCTTCTGGTACTGAATTGCAGCCTGTTTATCAACAATCAGGAAGTTCATTGCGACTGCACCGGTATCTTTTGTAAATCCTCCGGCACCCGAAGCATTCAGTTTTACCTTATTGTAAAATCTTCCTGATGGAACCTTGATGATTCCTGCAAATCCTTCAATTGCTTTCTTAGATGCAGTTGTATCTAAGTCCTCAATCAGTCCATATACTGTCGGATTGATAAACAGATAGCATGTACTAAGATTTGCCTCGGCATTCTCAATCTTTCCTCTTGCAGTTCTGAGTGCTGCTAAAGCTTCTTTTCCTGTTGCAAGAGCAGCCTTTGCTGTTGTAACACCTGGAATCTGTGCATAAGATGCCAGTCTGTATGCATCAAGTTCCGGTACAACCTGGGTTCTTAAAAACTCCCCTGAAAGACGTCCGAATGCAATTCCGGCAGATTCAATGTTATCCATTGCATCCACATTAAACATACGACCTCTGTCATAAGCACATTTCTTTGTCTCATAATCCAGAGTCACGTCACCGGCTACATAACCAGTGCTTTTGTTATAATCCGCAAGCCCCTGCATAGATAACTTTGGAATCAGGATCTCATTTGCGTTTGCTCCCTCTTTGACCAGCTCATTCGGTCCATCCAGAACAGCTGTTAATGATGATAATTTATACACCTCATCCAAAAGTGTTGAATACTGTTTTCTAAGTGCAATAGTATTTGCCATTCTTCCTTACCTCACTTCCTATTTTTCCGGCAGTCCCATAGCAGCTCGAAGTGCAGCAACATCATCCGCTCCCGGATCTGCACCGCCACCGCCGCTTGTACCGCCAACCGGATTATTGATTGGTTCATTTGCTCCGAACAAATATCCATCAGACTTCTTTACATCCTCAAGCGCCTTCTTGATATCATCGGACTGATTCTTTGATTCTTTCAGAGCATCAATATTCAGCATAGCGATAACTGCCTTTTCATTTCTTCCGCCAGCATCCTTCACTGCTTCTTTAACAGAATCCATAAACACACGGTCGGCTTCTTTTGCTGCATATTCATCATCTTTCGCCTTCAAATCGCCCTGAAGCTTTGTGATCTGTCCCTGCAG